ACCCTTTTGCATTTCGGGTTGATAGGCGTGGTGGGCGTGCATTGTATCATGTGTCACGCCAGAAACTTGTATGTTCTTTTTGAACGATAGCCATGAAACATCATACGTTTGGTTCTGGGCTACTTTTGTAATGTTAGTATCTTCTAGTATACGTTTGACCCATTGCCATGCTTTTAATTCATCTTGGTATTTCCAATAATACTCTCCGTCCTTTTTTATAAAAGGTACAACTAAAGCTGTATTCTTGTTTGGGGCAAATCCTATACACGTAATCTCTCCATTAGCCGTTTCAATATCAAATGCTAATGGTTCATCTGCATTATCTTTATGTATAAATTCAGATTCAAAATCTTCTAAATCTTGTAATGAAGGTTCTAAATAAAGACTACGTTCATCTCTTATTAATTCTTGTGTTAATGATTCTTCTTTTGCTTTGACTAAATCTGCAACTACTACAGGTCTAAATTCAAAATTTCTAATAACCGCACTGGGGCTGTAAGTCGGTACGACTTTGCAATCTTGTTCAAGCAATCCATCACTACATTTCATTACCGAACCTCTATATGTACCAATCTTATCAAGCCCTGTCAGTGCCCATAACGAAGCACTACCCATTGCAATAATTACATTAGGTTTTACTTCATTAAGCTCTTTATATAACCGCCTTACATCTTGTTCCATTTCTTGTTTAAGAAACCCATGACCTGTTGGTGGGAAAGGCGATCTCCACTCTTGTTCTTTGCATAACTTTTTATAAGCAAGTCTATTGTGAAAGAAATTTGCTACGTTATCTTGTGCGGGTTTTAATTGAAAAGTGTGAGTGAGTAGGCATTCATCTGGATTGATGGAGGCAAGTTTGCACATACCTTTCAGTATATCACCTGTGCCCCCAGCTAAGATTTTATTTAATCGAGCCTCTGTTGTCGAAGGATGATCCATAACTATTGCTATGAACATTTTACCCTGTGACTTTTTAGAGTCAAGTCGATTTAAAACTGCATACTCACTCATGAATAATTACTTATTAATTATTCTAGATATTGTTGCTTGTAGAATATCTTTATTTCTACCAACCATTTCGTGTTTTACAACACCAGAAAAGGTTTGACCAATAGCCATTTCAAGCGATTGAGCATATGGAATATCGTGATCCATATCTAACGTTTTAGTTACAAACGTTTTAAGTGAAGCCGCAGGATTGTTCAACTTCATAGCATTTGGTGTTACCCAAAACTCGAGTCTCGTGCCTTCTGCATTATCTAACTGACTTTCGTCTAGATCAGATTGAATCACGCTCACTGCTTTTACGTTAATACGTACTAACGGTGTTTGGTTTTCTCCCACTCTGTCTGAGCGGTAGCTTTTTATGACAAAGTCATAACTGCCCTCTGGCAATGTCACCGATTCTGGTGTGTCATTGGGAGTCATGCTTAAAAAATCAGCAATATCATTCATAGGTTAACCTCCTTGTTTTGCTGTTACCTTAGGGGCTTCTCCCCCAAGTTTAGTCTTTGCACTCTTTTGTATAGCATCAAAAAGTTTGTGTAAGTCTAAAGGTGCGTTTGGCTCAATTAGACTAGGTGCTGTTACTTTTAAATCCATGCGGTGGTCTGATACTGTGCGTAGAGTACGTTCTGTGCCTTTACTAGAACTTTTCGTATCAATACGACAAACACAGTTAAAGTATCTGCCGATCTTGGTAGAAAGTTTAGACCCAACACTTGTAGGGTATGCTTTTGACACACCCATATCTCCCTCCATATATTGCATATGTGAAGTTATGATAACATTACACGGCACTTCACTCCCTGTAAGGTACTGAATTACATTCTGTACATCTCGTGCTGCCGTGCCCCACTCTGGCTGCGTTGCCTGGTCGGTGGGTTTCTTATTATTAAATACCAATGCACCTCTCAAGGCTGATTCGCCCATGAGTGTTAAGCTATCAATAACAAGAACATCTTTATTAGTCCAGTCTTTTACTGAACCTAAATTTTCGTCTCCGTCTTTCCAACTCGATAATAATTGAGCGGATTTTCTAAATGCAGTTGCGTGTCCTAATGGATCTTTAAGAGTAACATAAGATACTCTATCTACTGCGTCTGGATTAAGAAATTCTGGAAGTATCGCAAGTCCATCATCAAAATCTAATATTCGTAGATTATAACCTGCGTTGGCAAGACTTGCTAAACTAGCTGTCTTACCTGAGCCGCTATCGCCTACTAATAATAGTTTAGTGACTTCACTCGCTTGGTGATTTCGTATACTCGCCATTTATTTGTCTCCTGTTAATTATGTTATAATACCATAAAAATAAAATAATGTCAACAAAAATCGTCATTATGATGCATTTGGTACTGTATTACCTTTATCATCCAACTTACTTGGAAGCAAAGGGTTGTAATCTTTTGTGTGATAATAAGAATTAAAAGATACTGATCTTCTACTACCTGTTCCACGAAACGGATATACTTGATGTAATAACCAAGAAGGAAACATATACATACGACCTACTACTGGTTTTATTCTCATGTGTGTAGGTGTCAATCCAGAGTCTCTGCCATCTATAAATTCTAAATGACCTGCGAAATCTTTTTCTTCATCTTTGATAATTGATTCTGGTACTTCAGTAAATAATACTGAAGATAATAACCCATCATGTTTATGTACAGGATTAAAATCTCCAGCCACTTGGTCATTCATCCAAGCACCTGTCACTACAAATTTTGTTATCTCTACTTTATTAATCATGTTCTGGCAGTAAGCACTACCTATATTACTAAAGAATTGCAGTAGCGAAACACCCCATTCATTTTTTGTTTGTTCTAAAAATTCATTAGTAATTTTTATTTCTGTTTTTAAATTTCCCGCTAAATCTTTGGAATGATCCAGTTCTTTTAAAAGTTTATCATCTTTTAAAGCCATGTCCATATACATATTAAGTTTTGTAATGTATTCATCTGGAACTTTTACTTCTAATACTAAAGGTGAAAAAGGAAAGTGTGCTTTAGCTTCTATTTTTACTTGTTCTGTCATAATTTTTTCCTGTGTTGTGATAAGTCTATTACATTGTCTTGTTGACTCGCTTCCACTAAGTCTGGGTGTGGCTCTTTTATAAAATCATTTTTCAAAAATATATCCCTACGAGATTGAGGGGCACTACATACTTCACGGAATCTGCATCCACCATAGTTCCCACAGCCAGTAAAATCGGCAGGGTAGTAGTTGTTTTTCCAAAAGTTATCTGCATTTCTTAATGCAAACAAAGTATCAGCATACCATTCCTCTATTAATTCTTCTGTTACGTTAAATACAGATCTATTAAACCTTGTAAAGTTTACACCTGTTTGTACTCCGTCTATAATGAAACCGTCTACGGGTAGCTTTAATACATGGCGACAAGCCCACAGATAAGCAAATATCTGATTGTTAGGCATGAAACCTTGAAAGTAATAAGCTGACAGTGCTGTCTTTGTTGTTTTGAAATCAACTAAGTATAGTCTGTCATCTAATGTTACAATCTTATCTATCCTGCCAGAAAATCTGTGTTCACCATTACCAAATGGTACTTCAAATCGCTGCTCTAACGCAGCCTCTCCGTTGGGCATTGTCGCTACTTTAAATGTATCCTCCCAGTATTCTTCTGCTCTCCATACTATTGCTCGTAAGGTAGACTCCAATCCTCTTGCACTATCGTCTGACATTTTTAAATCCTCGCCAAATTCTTTTAGTACAAATACAAGAGCTTCACGTAGAGCTACATCTTTTGATTTACCTTCAAACTTTGCACGATCTAATACTTCAAATCCTTCATGTACTGCTGATCCAAAGCCTGTTGCTGATGCGTATCTTTGAGATTTATAACCTTGTAAGTTTGTATAATTATACAAACGTGGACACGCCAAGAAGGTAGATAGGCTTGATGTATCCCAAATACGTTGACGTGGTGCACCATTCTCGATGGTGAATTTTTTTAATCTAGGTAGTTCTATTTGTTCTGTCATAATAATGTTGTTTGAATTACTATTATTGTACAATAAAAATATGTCACAAATAAGATGAATAAGAAATATTTAAACATCACATTCATCTAGCATTTTTATACAAGCTATTATATTTACTTTATCAACAAATGGCTCGTGCTGTACTGTTGTTTCTGGTGGATTAACTTTATCTTTAACCACCATAGCACCTTTAAATACACCATAAGCACATCCCTGTAACATAATTACTGATAATAAAATAGCTTTATACATTCTATGTTTCCGATAAAAGCATAGTAAGAGGATCTTTCTCATACTGTGCGGGTTTAGTTCTAGCCGCTGATTTGCTGATAGGTTTACCTGCTTTTTCTGTGGCTCTGATATTTTCTCTTGTAGTTTGCAAATACGCAATGACCTTATCAATACCTTCTTGATTCTCTGACAACTCTATTGGATTGATGTCTAGCAATTCAGATGGTATATCTATAAGGTCTGCCTTATCTGTTTTTTTGGATTTTGTTTTCGTCATATTCTTCTACACTCCTTACTTCTGAATCTGGTGATGTTCTTAAAAAGAGTTTACCTTTTTCATTTGTCCACTCACCTTGTTCTTTTTCCCACTTCATGTTCTCATAAATTTTTTCCGCTGCACTATCTTTAGATACAGCATCTACTTCCCAGTGCATTGAGTACATATGTGTTGTCATTACATCAAATTTAGGCATCTTTTTTATCCTTTGGTTTTTCATCTGGCAGTGATACCAGCATACTCATTAGATTAAATACTTCTGCGTATGGTCGTTTAGCCAAGTAATTTACTATTGCTTGTGCTTGATCTTCAGTAATTAATTTATTCATTATTTTCTCCTGTTGTTTATTATAACACTTAATTGTGTTTAAAATGTGGCTCCTAACAAACCCATCAAGTATATAAATACTGCGATAGAATTAACTACCATTAATGCTCTGTCGTGCCACATAATTCCCACTATTAACCACCCTAGCACCCCTATCAAATGAAATAATAGATTGAGAGGGTAAAGTTCTAAAGAAGTCATAGCCATACCTGTAATAAGTATGACAGTTGAAATCCATTTTATATACCACGATATATCAT